AAATGCTAATTCAAGTTTTTCAATTTACCCTATTGGAGCATCAGGTTCTGATAATATTGTAGGCGCTTGGGCGTAAGGATTGAAAAATGCCAGCACTTCTCAAAACCACTCAAATTCAAGAGCCGTCATCCGCTACCATAAATCTTACATTAGATTCGTCTGGTAATACTTTTGCGACAGGCGGTGGTCTTGGTTACAGCACTGGTACTGGTGGCTCTGTAACGCAAGCAACATCTAGAACGACTGGCGTTACACTTAACAAGCAAAGTGGCGCAATAACTATGTTTACGGCGGCGGGTTCTGCTACAGCCGCTACATTTACGGTTACAAATAGCACTGTTGCCGCGACAGATACGGTTATATTGAACCAAAAATCAGGAACAAACTTGTATATTTTACTGATCACGGCGGTAGCTGCGGGTTCATTTAACATAACATTTTATACAACTGGCGGTACGGCATCTGACGCTCCTGTGATCAATTTTAATGTTATCAAGGGAACAACGTCATGAGCATAGTTCTTGATGGAACAACGGGTGAAGTTTTCCCAACGTGGACTACGGCAACTCGTCCAGCGTCTCCGACAGTTGGGCAAACTGGTTATAATACCAGTTTAAATTGCCTTGAATCTTACAATGGTTCTTCATGGTCTTTTGGCCAAATTATTTTTATCAACAATACCGTAACCGTAGCATCTAATGCTGGCACGGTTCCTATCACGTATCGCTTGAATACGTTTACCAACTCATCTGCCGCTACAATGACAATTACGATGGCATTAACAGGTGCCGTTGATGGCCAGATGTCGATCGTCAGAATTTATGACTTTAGTGCCGTTGCCCAAACGATTAGCTGGGTAAATACAGAGAATAGTTATGTACCTGTTCCAACAACCTCAAACGGCTCTACGACATTGCCGTTGACTGTTGGTTTTATGTATAATGCCGCCACAACTAAATGGCGTTGCTTGTCATCAGCTTAAGGGAATTGAACAATGGAATATACAATTTTGGAAACAGGTTGGTATCAAATTCCGTTCAGTGTTGAACAAGGCTCTGTTTTGTTTACTGATGCCTTAGTTTTAACACCGGAGGAATATGCAGAACTGACTCCTGAAGCCTTTTCAATTATCAAGCGTCAAAGATACGACGCATGGAAATCTGCAATTGATGAGATGTCTCAAGACCCTATCGTTCCAGAACAAGTAGTTGTTACTGAAGAGGTTGTGTGATGGCTAATAGATATTGGGTTGGTGGCGGCGGCGATTGGAATAGCACAACAAAATGGTCTGCTTCATCTGGCGGCGCATCCGGCGCATCTGTTCCCACATCCGCAGATAACGTATTTATTGATGGTAACTCAGGCACGCCGGGAACTATAAATGCAACTGGCGGTGGTGGATCAACCACTCTTAGTTGTGCAGATTTTACCCTTTCAGTCACAGGTTGGACCATAAATTATGGCAGTACTTATACTCTCAATGTTTATGGTAATTTTTCAATAAATAGTGGCACTACATGGAGTAGTTCTGGAGCATTAAATTTTAGACCTACAACAGTAGGAAAAACAGTAGCAACCAATGGCGTGACAATAGCTTCCGCTGTTGATGTTCTTCCAGCCGTTACATCTTCAGGAATTATATTATCTGGTGCTTTTACAACATCAAATACTTTTGGGTCATCAACAATCCAAGGAGTAATTGATTTAAATAATTATGTTTTGACAGTTAAAGGCATCCCAGCAATGGGAAATAATGCCAAAACAATTGCTTTTGGAACAGGCAACATTACTGTAACAAATCCGGGTGCGGCTGGAAGTGGTTTGGTTATCAGCGCAATTAACACAACAATAACAGGAACTCCTGTTGTTAACGTTACTTATACAGGTTCAAATAATTATACAGCAGAAATGGGCGCTTTTGCGGAAGCAAGTGCTATTAGTTATAATTTTTCTGGTGCAGCTACATGCGTACTTAACCTTAAAGATTCCACAAAAAATATAACTTTTCAAGGATTTGCTGGTTCAATCAATTCTACATCAAGCATCACAGTTTATGGAAATTTTACACTTGGAACAACAATAACATCTGTTACTTTCAATGGCAATACAATTACTTTTGCTGCAACAAGCGGAACGCAACAAATTACATCTTCAGGTAAATCTTTTACTAGCGGCAATATAAATTTCAATGGTTCAGGTGGCACATTTCAATTGCAAGATAATATCACTTTAAATTCTACCACTAATAGTCAAATCACTTTGCAAAATGGCACGTTAGATTTGAATGGGAAAACAGCTACAAGTAATGATGGTAACACTGGATTTGTAACAGGTAATGGTACAAAGAATTTAACATTTAACGGTGGAACATTAGTAATAGCTGCAACTTCTGCATCGGCATTTAGAAATTTAAATCCAACTGGTTTTACAACAACGGCCGGAACTGGAACCGGAAAAATTAGCATGACAGGTGCAACCGCAAAAACATTTGTTGGTGCTGGTTCAACGTTTAATTGCACTTTGTCAAATGATGGTGCGGGTGCTTTAACAGTTACCGGAAGCAATACATTTACAACTATAGATAACGGTGTTCAGCCAACAACATTTTCTTTTACTGCTGGCACAACTCAAACTGTTACCAATTTCAATGTTGCAGGAACCGCTGGTAATTTAGTTACTATTAATTCTCCAACATTAGCCTCTCACACGTTATCAAAAGCAACAGGTATTGTTTTTGGAAATTACCTGTCAATTTCAAACTCTACTGCAACTGGTGGAGCAGCTTGGTATGCGGGCGCAAACTCAACCAATGGCGGCAACAATACCGGATGGATATTTAGAAACGGTCAGGAAGCATCAAGTTTCTTCTTCTTTCTAACATCATAAAAGGGGCATATGATGGAGGGTGAAAAGTTAAAGATTGCGGTTTACGCAATTAGTAAGAATGAAGCGCATTTTGTCGATCGCTTTTGTTCATCAGCGCGAGACGCCGATTTAATCCTTATTGCTGATACAGGGTCGGATGACGGTCTGCCTGATCGCGCACGGGAAAATGGCGCGGTTGTGCATGACATCTGCATTACGCCGTGGCGGTTTGATCTGGCACGGAATGCCGCTTTGGCGTTAATCCCACGTGACGTTGATGTTTGTATCAGCTTGGACATTGATGAGATTCTTCAGCCGGGATGGCGTGAAGAGATTGAACGCGTTTGGCAAAAGAGCAAGACAACCCGTCTCCGTTATATGTTTGATTGGGGTGCAGGCATCCAATTCTATTATGAAAAAATCCATGCTCGTCATGGGTATATGTGGCATCACCCGTGCCATGAATATCCAATTGCTGACGGTCGCATCACGGAAGTTTGGGCGCAGACCGATATGCTCCTAGCGGTCCATAAGCCGGACCCGACCAAATCCCGTGGTCAATACATGGACCTTTTGGAATTATCGGTCAAAGAAGACCCTAACTGCCCCCGCAATGCTTTTTACTATGCACGAGAACTTAGTTTCCATCAGCGGTGGCATGAGAGCATTGCCGCCTGTGAGAAATACCTAAAAATGCCGCAAGCTACGTGGGGTAACGAGCGGTGCTATGCTTATCGGGTTATGGGCCGTTGCTATAACGAGATTGGCGATGCCGGAAGTGCGGAGCGGTCTTTCCAACTGGCGGCTTCAGAAGCGCCAAATACCCGAGAACCGTGGTGTGAACTAGCGGGGCTAATGTACCGCCAAGGCCGATGGGAAGAGTGCTATGCCTACGCTACGCGAGCACTCCGTATTGTGGATAGGAACAAGGTTTATACATGCGACCCCGATGTTTGGGGGCATCAACCGCATGATTACGCATCTTTGGCGGCTTGGCACCTTGGTTTAAAGGATATTTCATTGCAACAAGCCGAGTTGGCTGTCCAAAAGACCCCGACAGATCATCGACTTTTGGGCAATTTAGAGTATATTCAGAAGGCTCTGGGATATAAATTGGATGCTGAGGCCGCGTGATGGACATGCAGACACTAATTAACATTGGCGGGGCTGCTCTTATGGCAATTATCGGATGGTTAGGCCGCCAATTGTGGGACGCTGTTTCAGATTTGCGTAAAGATATACGTAAAATTGAGGTGGATTTGCCAACTAGCTATGTCCGACGCGACGAAATGAAAGAAGAATTTAGAGAAATTAGGAAAATATTGTCAGAAATATTTATGAAAATTGACCAATTAAGGGACCTCAAGGCCGACAAGTAACTAAATGGAGCATGTTGTGGAACATTTTGACTTCAGTAAAATCATCAACATGCTGTTTCCCGTCCTTGTGGCGGCGATTGGATGGCTTTTGAGCCAGATCAGCACCCTGACGATGAAGGTCCAAGACCTTGAGAGCAAAATGCCTATGCTCATTACGCCTCAAGGTGTTCCGACTGACAGCCCCCTTTCAGCCGAGGCGCGGTATAAATTGCGTGACGAATTGACGGGCAAGATTAATGAATTGTCGGTACGCGTCCGTATTTTAGAAAAAGTAACGGAGGGCAAATAATGGATATTCTTAAAACATTTGGCCCTTTAATTGGTTCCGTTGCTCCTACAATTGCTACCGCGCTTGGTGGTCCAGTGGCGGGAATTGCGGTTAAGGCTTTATCTAATGCCCTTTTTGGCCATCAAGAAGGAACCCAAGACGACATTATGACCGCTTTGGCCAATCCCACGAGCGATCAGCTTGCGGCGCTCAAAAAGATTGATGCTGATTTCAAAGTCCAAATGAAAGCCTTGGACATTGATTTGGAGCGGATTGCGGCAGGCGATCGTGATTCAGCCCGTCAAATGCAAATGACGACAAGGAGTTGGTTGCCAGAGGCTTTGGCTATCCTTGTTACTGTGGGCTTTTTTGGCGTAATTGTTTACATCCTCAAGTTTGGTTTGCCGGAGTCGGGCAGAGAGGCATTACTTCTTTTGCTCGGTTCTCTTGGCACGGCTTGGACAGGGGTCATGGCCTTCTATTTTGGGTCTAGCGCAGGTTCACAAAAGAAGACCGAGGCATTAACGGCGGCTATCGGCAATGGAAAATAATTTTGAACAGTGTTTGTCTCTCATCCTAAAGCATGAGGGCGGCTACGTTAACAATCCAAAAGACCCAGGCGGCATGACCAATTTGGGAGTCACCAAGCGGGTTTGGGAAGAATGGGTTGGTCATCCGGTTGATGAAGCCGCCATGAAAGCCTTGGGGCCGTCTGATGTCGCGCCGCTCTACAAAAAGAACTATTGGGACAAAATTAGAGGAGACGACCTCCCTATCGGGGTTGACTACGCTTGTTTTGATCTTGCTGTTAATAGCGGTACTAATCGCGCCGCCAAAATTCTTCAGACTTGTTGCGGAGTTACTGCAGATGGGGCTATCGGCCCTGCCACATTAGCTGCGGTTCAGAGCCAAAGTGCGATGAATTTGGCTCAACAAATTTGTGAAAATAGGTTACAATTCCTTCAGGCACTTCCGACTTGGGGTACTTTTGGGCGTGGCTGGGGCCGTCGCGTAGCCGAAGTAGAAAAAGTCGCAATGGATATGGCGGCAGCATGAACTACTCAGAATATGTAACCCAAATTGCGACAATGGCGGTGGTTGATCCGACGGATACTTATTTCCAGACGATCCTACCCCAAATGTTGAACTACGCCGAGTTGCGGATGCAACGCGACATCGACTTCTTATCGACCGTCGTTACCAATACTTCTTATTCTTTAAGCACTGGGAATCCTTTCCTAACAATTGCAGATGGGGACTTTGTTGTCCTTCAAAGCATTTCTTTGAGTAGCACCTCTCCCCATACGCCGCTTTTGCCAGTATCTCGTGAATATCTCCAATATGTTTGGCCTCAGGGCGGAATTAATGGGGTTCCTGTTAATTTTGCTATGCAGGGTGGTGATCTGGCAACTGTAGGCAACACATCTATTTTGGTACGGGTAGGGCCATCTCCTGACCAAAATTATACATTGTCTATTACCGGCACAAAGCGCGAGCCGACTTTGTATCAGCCGGCAACACCAACATCGACGACATTCATCAGCAATTATTTGCCTGATATTCTTATCATGGCGAGCATGATCTACATCTCTGCCTATCAAAGAAACTTTGGCCGTCAGAGCGATGATCCGGCTATGTCGGTTTCTTATGAATCCCAATATCAGGCCTTATTAAAGAGCGCAGTGGTCGAGGAAGCTCGCAAGAAGTTCCAGTCTGGTGCATGGTCATCTATGTCACCTGCTGTTGTGGCAACACCGACGAGGTAAAATATGCCACATAATTCTCTTAAACTCATTCCGGGGGTCGATGTTACCAAGACCCCTACATTGAATGAGGCGGCCATTTCTCAAAGCCAACTAATCAGGTTTGTCCCTGATCGGACGCTTGGCGGCATAGTGCAAAAACTTGGCGGATGGACAAAGTATTTCTCTAGTTCTGTTGGTTCAATTGTGCGGTGCCTTTGGGCATGGCAAGATAATAATACAAATTCATATCTTGCTGTTGGGGCTGAAGGAAAACCGGCCGGTGCCGGCGGTGCTTTGCAAGTCGTTACCAACGGGGGGTCTTCAGACATTACCCCACAAACAACTACCGTAAACATTGCTGTTAGTTTCAGTACGGTAGCGGGTAGCAATCAAGTTACAGTCACCCATAACTCAAGCAATATTACCGATTATGATGTTGTTAATATTTTAACCCAAGTTTCTGTGGGTGGATTGGTGCTTTTTGGACAGTATCAATGCCATAGCTTGAGCGCCAATTCTTATATTATTTACGCAACAGACATTTTTGGTAATCCAGTTTATGCTAATTCAACCGTTACCAATGGCGGTGCTGTTCCTAAATTTACTATTACATCCAACTCTGGTGTTGTCGCTGTTACCTTGGCTGATAATGGATATTCAGTAGGGTCAACATTTCCCGTTTTGGTTGCATCATCGCTTTATGGCATCACGCTATATGAAAATTACACCGTTACGGCGATCGTATCATCAAGCGTATTTTTAATTGAGGCATCGACACTCGCTTCTACCATTGCGGTTACTGGCGCTTCAGGAACAGGAACAACAGCAACGCTGACTTTTTCAGGCGGTGGGACAATCGTAAACGGATCATCAATTACCGTCGCGGGTATAAACCCATCTGGATATAATGGCACTTACACTGTTACAGCTTCATCGGTAAATAGCGTTTCATATGCAAATGCAACGGTTGCGGCATATGTTTCCGGTGGTACAATTTCAGGTGCCGTATCGTTCTTTGAAAACTCAGGCCAAGTAAGACTGCAATACAATAAAGGTATTGGACCGTTGCCTGCCGGAACGGGGTACGGAATTGGTCCTTATGGCGCAGGCGGATATGGTACAGGGATTCCTCCGATTGCGGGAGGCGGTACGCCTCTCAATGCTATTGATTGGACATTGGACAATTGGGGTCAAATTCTGATTGCAAACCCATTGTCAGGCCAGATTTACTATTGGGACCCGACAACAAATCAAACGCTTGCATCGGTTATTGTTAACGCTCCGACCGTCAATGAAGGCATGTTTATTGCCATGCCACAAAGGCAAATCATTGCTTGGGGATCGACTTTTACAGGAATTAAAGACCCGCTTTTAATCCGGTGGTGCGATGTGAACAATTACAATGATTGGTCGGCTCAAATTACCAATCAAGCCGGTTCATACCGTTTGCCAAAAGGATCAAGAATTATCCAAGGTATTCAGGGACCTCAACAGGGCCTTATTTGGACCGACCTTAGTCTATGGGCGATGCAATATACGGGTCAGCCTTTTGTTTATAGCTTCAACGAGATTGGCACAAACTGCGGCTTGATTGGGCGTAAAGCTGGCGGTTCAATGAATGGTGTTGTTTATTGGATGGGCCAAAGTCAATTTTATCGGTTAGGTGGTGGCGGTGTAGAACCAATCCGTTGCCCTATTTGGGACGTTGTTTTCCAAGATTTGGACAGAGACAATGTTGATAAAATTAGAATTGCCACCAATTCACGATTTGGTGAAGTAACATGGTATTTTCCGACCAAAACAGCAGGCGGAGAAATCAATCAATATATCAAGTACAATGTTCTTCTTGACCAATGGGATTACGGAACATTGTCGCGTACTGCTTGGATCAATGAATCAGTCTTAGGTCCACCGATTGGCGCTGCCCCTGACCAGTATATCTATCAGCATGAAACATCGACCGATGCTGATGGCGCACCAATGACATCATACTTCCAAACTGGTTATTTTGTCCTTGATGAAGCTGACGTCAAAATGTTTGTTGATCAAGTCTGGCCTGATGCCAAATGGGGTTATTATGATGGCATCCAAGCGGCCAACTTGAAATTGACGTTTTATGTCACGGATTATCCAACTCAAACGCCAAAAACATATGGACCGTTTACTTTGACACAGGCGGTTAATTATGTAACGCCTCGGTTCAGAGGGCGGTTGGTTTCTATGCGTTTTGAAAGCGATGACATTGGCTCTTGGTGGCGACTAGGTAATATGCGGTATCGTTACCAGCAAGACGGGAAGTTTTAACTATGGCGTCATTAGACGACATTTTAACCACCCAGAAGAACGGTGTTGTTGCTATTAGCAGCATCGCTCAAACTTTGTCATCGTGGCTTGGGTGGACAAAAGGAACTGTTATTCCTCGTACCGCAGGATCGGTATCTACTGCAACTCTTTACACTGTGCCAACTGGTTACTCATTTACTCTAACTGATTTGGAAATTTGCAATACTTCTGGATCGTCTCAAACATTTACGATTTACATTGTCCCATCGGGCGGGACCGCATCAGCATCTAACGCGTTGTTTTATTCCGCCCCGATAAAAGGCAATACCACTGTGCAATGGACAGGATCGCAGTCTTTAGATGTAGGGAGTTCAATACAGGCTTCTGCATCAGCGACGTCGGTTACATTTATGGTTAATGGAGGAAAAGCGTGACAATTAGCGTTTACCCTCCATATGGATCGTCAAGTAATGATCCAATATGGGTGACTTTTGACAATAACAATGTGGATGCTTTTGGTCGCCTACGGGTATCCAATCCTGTCACTTTGTTTGATGGGCAAGCGCGATTTGCAGCAGATACAGCATATAGTTATGTGACTGCTACGGGCGGTACAACTAGTTATAATACAAATCAATCATCCGTAAATTTGAATGTTACAACAACATCTGGTTCCACAGCAGTTGCTCAAACAACTCGCGTTTTCCCGTATCAACCGGGTAAAAGCCTTTTGATGTTGCAAACATTTACGATGGCATCAGCGCAAACCAATTTGCGCCAGCGAGTCGGATATTTTAGCGCCTACAACGGTATTTATTTTGCTCAAGGGCAAACAGGAACGGCGTCAACTTTGTCATTTACAATCCGCACGTATACAAGCGGTTCTGTTAACGATACGCGTACTGTAACCCAAGCAAATTGGAATGGCGATAAACTTGATGGAACGGGGAAGTCTGGCATTACGTTAGACCCGACAAAAACACAAATTTTGTGGTTTGACATTGAGTGGCTTGGCGTAGGTAATGTGCGTTGCGGATTTGTAATCAATGGTGAGTATATTACTTGCCATACGTTTCAAAATGCCAATCAATCAACATCAACTAAAGTTTATATGCAAACCGCAATTTTGCCTTTGCGGTATGAAATTGCAACAACCGGAACAACATCTAGCGCGGCAACATTACAAATGATCTGTTCTTCCGTGATCTCTGAAGGTGGTTATGAGCAAACATCACAGCCGTTTATCGCCAGAACCGGAGGAAACGGCGTTACTATTGCTAATCATACGGGTTTAACTTTTACACCAATTATATCTATCCGTGTAAATTCTTCATATTATGGGGCAATTATTATTCCGGCTGAAATTTTATTCCAACCGACAGCAAGCGGATCAACGGGTTATGAAATTGCTCTTATCAGAAATGCAACATTGACAGGGGCTACATGGGCAGCTGGTCCGATTTCAAGCAGTCAAGTTGATGTTGATACGGCAGCTACAGCATGCACGGCTACGGCAGATAATATTGTTCAGACATCATTTTCCAATCAATCCGCACAAGGCATAACAACTGCCGTTGTCCCAACCGGATATAATTTTGATTTGCAGTTGGGCTATACCGCATCTTTAACAGGGAACGGGTTTGGCTCAAGTGATACATATACTTTGGCTGCTCGTGGGTTGAACAATAGCCCGACAGGATCGGGAACTGGCGCAATTTCATTCTATAATCTGACGGTGTAATCATGCCTCTTAAACATGGCTCATCCCAAAAAACCATCAGTTCTAACATTAGTGAATTGGTCGGCTCAGGTCGCCCTCAAAAGCAGGCTATTGCGATTGCCTTGAGCGAGGCGCGACGGTCGAAGAAGGCGGGTGGCGGCCCCATGTCTCCTTTTGATAACGAGTTGCAAACCGCAACATCGACAAAAGTTCACGTAGGTCCTATTCATAGCCCCGTGGCAGGCAGAACAGATCACCTCCCGATGCACGTTCCATCGGGTTCATACGTCATTCCGGCCGATATTATTTCCGCTATGGGCGAGGGTAATACGATGGCTGGGTTTAAGGTCGCCAATACGATTTTTAGTCCGATCCCTTTCATGGGAGGGGACCCCGGTGAAGATTCAGAATTGGGACTCGGTAGGGCATCAGGCGGTCAAGCAGAATCAGGAGCGCCTGTTCCCATAGTAGCGGCTGGAGGCGAATATGTCTTATCTCCTAAACAAGTTGCGTCAGTTGGTGAAGGCGACATGGACCAAGGTCACCGGATTTTGGACCACTTTGTCAAACGCTATCGCGCAAAAACTATCAATGTTTTAAAGAACTTAGCACCACCAAAGAAGGATTAAAGGGGCATGTCTGAAGAGTTAGTGATCCGCGTCGGGGGGCCAGACGACGTTCACGACATCATGGATTTGGCATTATCAGCTTGTGATGAAAATGGGTTTGTACAACCAGCGGCGCAAAAACTCCTTCAGGAGATTTGGCCCGCTTTAAATCATGACCACGGACTTGTTGGAATTATCGGAGAAAAAGGTCAAAAACCAGAGGGTGCGGTCCTACTCAGGATTGGAACGATGTGGTATTCTGACCAGAATGTAGTTGAAGAAAAGGCGATTTTTATTCACCCAGATTTCCGTTCCGCAAAAGGGGGCCGTGCGCGTCGTCTGGTTGAGTTCTCTAAACAAGTTTCTGACGATCTGGGTTTGCCTCTCGTAATTGGGGTTTTATCCAATCATCGCACAGAAGCAAAAGTACGGCTCTATGAGCGTCAATTTGGTAGGCCCTCAGGCGCGTTTTGGTTGTATAATGCCAAAACAGGCGGCTGGAAGGCGGCGGCGGAGTAAAAGATATGGGCGGCAAGACCGGAACCACAACAAGTTCAGTTCAAATTCCTCCCGAGGTATTGGAAAAATATAATGAAGTTTATGGGATGGCAAAGACCGCTGCTGGTACGCCATTTAAACCATATCAAGGGGAATTTGTTGCCCCTCTTACCGCCCAACAACAACTTGGTATGGCGCAAACGGCAGCCGCAGGTGCGCCAACTGCGGGATTATTTAATGAAGCGACTGGCGCAACGCGGTCAGCTTTGCAACAAGCACAACAAGCAACCTATCTTGCCGATCCTTATTATCAAAAAGCAACAAGCCAATTAAGTGGGGCTTATGATGCTTTAGGCCCCTATATTAAAGCGGCTCTTGGTACGGGTCAGGCGGCAGGGCAAACGGGCACACAGAAGGCGGCTGAAGCGGAACAGCTTTACCGTCAGGCTATGCAGACGGCGAGCCCCTATTATCAAGCGGCTACTGCTGGAACGGAAGCGGCCCTTTCTTCAGCGCAACCTTATCTCTCTTATGCAGGTCAGGGGACGACGGCTGGACTTCAGGCGGCGCAACCTTATCAAACGGCGGCTACTGAACAAGTTTCTAGAGGTTTGGGAGCAGGGCAATCTTATCAAGATTTGGCTACTCGACTTGGCCTTCAGGGCGCACAGGCTGTATCTCCTGAGCAGTTGAATATCGGGGCTTATATGAGCCCTTATACTCAGGCCGTTGCTGACCCTACCTATCGGGCCTTGATGCAGCAACAGCAACAAGAAATGTCAGGTCAGCTTGGCAACATTATTTCCCAAGGCGCTTTTGGTGGCGATCGTGCGGGTATTGTTGCGGCTAATCTTGCTCGTCAACAACAATTGGGTATGTCTCAGGCGTTGGCCCCTATTTATCAGCAAGGCTATGGTCAGGCTCTTGCCGCTGCTCAACAACAGCAACAGTTGGGCTTGGGAGCAGAACAAGCTAACCGTGCCGCGATTCAACAGGCCGCACAGCAAATGGCGGCTTTGGGCCAACAGGGTTACGGCCAACAAATGGGTGCCGCTCAACAGTTAGCGGCTCTCGGTCAGCAAGGTTTTGGTCAGCAACTGAGCGCGGCTCAACAGATGGCAGCCTTGGGGCAACAGGATTATTCTCAACGACTTGGTGCGGCTCAACAATTGGCAGGTTTAGGTCAGGCGCTTTACGGTCAGCAAACAGGCACGGGTCAAGCATTTGCAGGACTTGGTCAGCAACAATATGGACAAGGCATTGGCCTTGCTCAATTGGAGCAGGGTTTGGGTCAGCTTGGCTTCCAGTCAGGTGCTCAAACAGCGCAACAAATGGCTGGTCTTGGCACGGGGCTACAAGCGGCTCGTCTTGCAGGTATTCAGTCTCAATATACCGGTGCAGGCCAAATGGGCAATTTAGGTGCCGCTCAACAAGCGGCTGCCTTGCAAGCTGCTCAGGCTAATATCGGCGCGGGCACATTGGCTCAACAGACGAAACAGGCTCAAGATACGGCGCAATATCAACAATTCTTGCAAGAGCGTGGTTATCCGTTCCAGACGGCACAGTTCTTGGCAAACATTGCTATGGGCACGGGTGCTTTGTCTGGTTCAACAACTCAGACAACTCAACCAATTCCGTTTTTCTCTGACCGTCGCTTGAAGGATGATGTCAAAGAGATTGGTAAAACCCATGACGGTATGCCGATCTACTCCTTTAAATATAAAGGCGATGACGCTACGCAGATCGGTCTTATGGCTCAGGATGTTGAGAAGAAACATCCAAATGCTGTTGGTGTGGCCGGCGGGTATAAAACAGTTGATTACGCCAAAGCTACTGAAGATGCGGCTCGCCCTGAACGCGCTTCTGGCGGTTTAGTCCCATCAGCTATGGGCGGTTCAGTATATGAGCCCGGCTCTTATGGCCGTGGTGGTTATTACACCGGCGGCATGACTGTTGATCCCAATGATTTGTCTGCAATCTTGGCATCCCAACAGCAAGCATTTGGTCCGTTTTCATCCGCAGGGCTTTACGGCCAAGGTGCGGGAACACAAAGCGGCATTGGCGGTGGCAAAAGTTATGTTCCACCCGCATCGTTGCCAACACCTAAATTGATGGTTGCAAATGCACCGCGAGAATTGCCTGACAGCGTTTTTAGTCAATTAGCAACTGTCGCAGATAAGGCTAGTGATTTAACGCAAAAGTTCACGGGCAAAAGTTTGTATCAGCGGGCGGGTGAAAAAGTAGGTTTATATAAAGACCCTTACAGTGAAAAGACAAAAGCAGAAAAAGATGAAGAATCGCTCAAAGGCGTAGTCCCACCTGCTCGTCCATCGCCATATGCTCAGGGCGGTACGATTATTAATCCGTATCAATTAGACCCATCGACATCTGGCGTTCCAGAAGATGTTTTGGAAAAGGGTGAGCAAAAAACACATGAGTTAATTAAACCAGATACGCCTACAGGTAAAATGAAAGGCGTTGGTGATGATCTTATGGATGCCGCAAGGTTTGCCAAAACTGCCTATGACATTGGCTCAAAAGTGTTGCCATTTTTCTTAGCTTCTGGCGGCGTTGTCCCACGTCATGGGTATGCGTTGGATGGCGCTGTTGAAGACTATGCGCTTCCAGAATCCTATGGGACAGATAAATATGATCCCGCGCAAGACCCATTTTATAATGGTGGCGTAAAACCTACTGTTGAGGAAAAGGCACCACCATTGCCTGCTCCTAAAATTATAAAAGATTCCGCTCCTGTATCGGGTGTAAAACCTGCGGAAGTAACGATCCCAGATCAAGAAGACTCTCTGTCTCGCCTACATTCCCGAGTGCGTAACATTGAAAGCGGTGGTCATCAGTTTGATAAACAAGGACGCCCACTTTTGTCGTCTGCCGGCGCTGTAGGTATTATGCAAGTATTACCATCGACAGGGCCAGAAGCGGCTAAGTTGGCGGGATTGGATTGGGACGAAACCAAATTTTTTAATGACGCTGAGTACAATGATAAGCTAGGTCGCGCTTATCTTGGCTCAATGTATAATAAATTTGGGTCGCCACAATTAGCGGCGGCTGCTTACAATGCGGGTCCAGGCCGTGTGCAAGAAGCGCAGAAGAGAGCCGCTCAAGAGGGCGGCGATATTATAAATTATTTGCCTACTGAAACACAAAACTACGTTAAAAAATTGTTTGGTGGTGAAGGTGGCATAAAGCCTATTCAACTTGCACAAGCTGATACTGGAGAAAAATCTGGACTTGGCGGTTTGTTTGCTGACTTGAAGGCTCCTGAAACTTTTGAAGGCCGCCCACGCGAGTGGAATGAATATTTAGGTAGCCGTGATTTTATCATTCCGCTTCTAAGCGGATTAAGCGGGATGGCTAAATCAAAGAGTCCATTCCTTGGCTCTGCTCTTTTAGAAGGTTTGGGGGCGGGCGCTGAATCCTTCTCCAATCTTCAGAAAAATCAGGCTGATATTGCATCGACAGTGGCTGGAACTCGTGAACAGACTGCGGCAACATCTCGTGCCAATATTTTTGAGCGCGATGGCCGTCTCTTTGTTCTTGTCAAAGACCCCAAAACTGGCAATTGGCGTCCTGTACGCGGCTTTGAATACTTCCAACTTCCTGTCACACAACGGCCTTCTGTTGATCCTTCCACGCTCGCTCGTTTGGAAGCAGAGGCTCGTCAAGAACAACAAGGTGGCGTTGGAATTGGCGCAACAACAGGTGAAGCAGTGCAGCCTGTGGGGGCGGCTACGGCGGGCGATCAAAAAGGCGATGTCTTTGGAACGGCAAAGAAAGCTGTTTTGTCGGCTCCTAAACCAACGCCTGACTCCTTGTCGGATGCTGAAAAGGCTCAAATGGATCAATGGTCCAATAGCGTATTCAGCCAACCCGGCGGTGGTAAAGACGAGCCAGATTTCTATCTGCCATTACAGCAATCGTCAAAAATGGTTGGCGATCTTCAGAACCAAATGGCTGTTTTGGCGACGTCTCTTTCTTCCTTGCCAAGAGATAGTTCATTCATCAAGTCAGGTCCGGCGGCACAATTTATGGTCAATGCTGCCAATACGATCAATCAATATGCGTCAGGCCTTGGGTATCGTGGCTCATTGATTAGTGATCCTGCTGATTTGGCAAATGCTGAAGCAGTGAATAAGGCAATTGCTAATCTTAGTGGCATAGCAACATCAGAGGCAGGCCAACGGGCTGTTTCTGCCTTAGGTGAAATGGCAGGTCGTTTCCCGACAATCTTGAACTCTACATCTGGTCAGGGCAAACTTCTTGCGGATGTCATGGTTCAAATGCGTCGTGAAGTTGACCGCAATAACTATGCTCAATCAATTCTTAATTATCAAATGCAGAAGAACCCAGATATGGCCGTCAACACTGGCCGTCCGGTTACAACGATGTTTGATAATAAGTATACGCAACAATTCTATGCTCCAGAACGTGAAGCATTAGAAAAGATGTTTAACGATCAGATGAAAATTGGCGGCAAACCAGTTCTTGGTGCCAATAATCGTCCAATGAGTGTCATGGAGTATATGTATAAGCATGGCGCTGATCTCAGCGATAAGCAGAAACGTCAGATTGCAGAAATTTATAAAGCACCTGAAATCTTAAGGTACTTTGGGGTTCAATGATGGAAGAAAATCAAGACATTAGCGTCGATTCAATGATGCCATCCCCTGAAGATGCTTCATTGTCTGAAAACGCTATACAACTTGTTAAAAACATTGTTCCATCAGGCATTGAGGCTGCCAAGTCATTTGCTTACCCTTTTATGCACCCACAGGAAACTGTTGAGGGATTGGGTCAAGTTGGCAAAGGTTTGGTTTCTAAAATTCAAACTACACCTGCTATTTCTGGCTCGGGTCAACAAGTTGCAACCAGTAAAACATTGGTTCAAAAAACACCAGAACAGAAACAACAAGATGAAGCTGCGTTAGAAGCACTTAAGCAGTTTTATGTTGATCGTTATGGTGGGTTGGAAAATATTAAACGCACAGTAGTCCAAGACCCTGTTGGCGCAGTTATGGATTTAGGGACTGTTGCCTCATTGGGCGGCGGTACATTGGCGCGAGCACCGGGAATCGTTGGTAAAACGGGTGAAGTTCTTAGAACAGTCGGCAAAGCCGCTGATCCCTTAACTGCTACCGGCGCAACATTAAAAACAGCGATTCCGGCTGCGACTGCTATTCCTTTTTGGTGGAAGAGTGGCGCATCTTTGCAAGGATTAATGGATGCTTCAAAGGCAGGTGCAGAATTAAACCCATCATTTGTGAAGCATTTGAGCGGGATGGCAAAGCCTGAGGATGCTCTCCAAGCAATTGATGATGCCGCTAAAACATTGCGAGATGAGCGCAGTGCCAATTACCAAAAAAGCATGATGAGATACCAACAGTCTCCAAATGCTTTGTATGCAAGCCCAATTGGTATGAAAACCAATTACAATGATATTATGAGATCGTGGGTTGATCAATTTAATCAGAATACAAGAGCGGGCAAGCCCGTAAACTTGGAAACACAAGATGCTCTAAACCGAGCAAAAGATGTCATTAATGAATGGCGCAATCAACCTAATTCACCAATGGCGCATACAATTTTTGACCTTGATGGTCTAAAGCGCAGAATGGATGAATTGAGAAGTGCTTATCCTAAAAACAGCCCTCAATATGCGTCTCTTTCAGGAGTGCGTTCTTCTGTTTACGATACAATCAATTTGATTGATCCTAAATACGCAGAAATAATGGAAGATTACTCAAAAGCATCAAATGAATTGAGTGATATTAGAAAAGAATTGCAGGGTGGAGCAAGCGCAACTTCAGTTGCTCGTATGCGTAAATTGCTTAATTCTAGAGACAATGCTTCTAAATCTGCATTGATTGAAAGATTGGCAGAAAAAAATCCTGACATTCCATATATGATTGCAGGTCAAGAACTTCATCCAATTCTTCCCAATAACGTCAGAAGTTATATTGCTAATGCTGCAAGTGCTGCTGGTGCTGCAACATTACATCCGGGTTTCATTGCAAGTTTCTTGGCGTCATCTCCTCGTGTTGCTGGCGCAGTTCAATATGCGGCTGGCGTTCCAGGCGGCGTTGTATCCAAAGTAGCTGAAGCAGTTCCGGCAGGCGTAAAGCAAGGGGCATTTCAGGCTGGACGATATATGCGTGAAGAAGAACGTCCTCCTGTTTCTGAGCCTGAAAGAACAGAAGAAGGGCCAGCAAGCGATGACATTAGCGTTGAACCCTTCCATAATGCGGAACGGGTTCATAGAGCATCAGGTGGACGTATTGGTGACGCAATGATGAAAGCGGATGCGCTCATCAGCGCGGCTGAAAAAGCCAAAAGGAACTTGGGCAAGCAAACAGAAGATATGTTAGAATTGCCTGACGAGCATATTGCTAAGGCACTTGCGGTCGCTAAAGCGCACATTTGAGGGTTGAGAAATGGTTTCTTCCTACACCACAAACAAAAACTTAGAAAAGCCTGGCAATGGCGATTATGTCGATACGTGGAACGTGCCGCTCAATGGCGACATGAACATCATCGACGCGGCTTTTGGTGGTGTAACGAGCATTAATGCTACGGGCGGCTCGGCAACTCTCTCGACGGGTCAATATCAAAATCTAATCATTTACATCAGCGGCGCGATAGCTGCCGATACAACTTTTACGATCCCATCTGGCGTCGGAGGATCATGGCTGATCCGTAATACGACGACTGATTCTGTGGGAGGTCCGTGGTCTGTTATCATTGCATCAGGCGGCGGCGGTACAAGCGTTGCTTGCGTTAGAAACAAAGCTGTCAATATTTTTTCTGATGGAACAAATATCAGAGAAGTTTCAGAAAATTTGACCACGATCGGCACGGTAACAAGCGTTGACGTTTCCGGTGGCACGACTGGCTTAACCACAAGCGGCGGGCCAATTACCACATCGGGCACAATTACGCTCGCAGGGACACTAAACGTCGCTCATGGTGGAACGGGCGTAACAACATCGACGGGAACGGGTTCTGTCGTTCTTTCCAATAGCCCGACTTTGGTTACTCCTACGCTTGGCGTAGCTACTGCCACAAGCATCAACAAGGTGGCGATTACAGCACCAGCTACGAGCGCAACGCTCAGAATTGCTGACGGGAAGACATTTGCATCGGATAATAGCTTGACCCTTGCGGGCACGGATGGGACGACTATGACGTTCCCATCAACGTCTGATGCTGTGACAGCGGCCACAAATACCCAGACTCTTACCAATAAGAGAGTTATTCCTAGAATAAATTCTGTCAGTTCTGGCGCTTCATTGACCCCAAACGGGGATACAACGGATCAGTATGAGGTCACGGCATTGGCGACCAATGCGACCATCAATGCTCCCTCTGGAACGCCAACTGATGGTCAAAAACTGATTATCAGGATTAAGGATAACGGCACCGCTCGTACTTTGACATGGACAACAACATCAGGAGCCTATCGGTTTGTTGGTATCCCAACGATTACCTCTACGGTTGTCAGTTCTGTGCTGTATGTTGGTTGTATTTATAATTCCCAAGACAGCTATTGGGACGTTGTAGCATCCGCTCAACAATAAGATTTTACCGGCCCCAATCCTCAAGGCGGGATACTCTTTCCGGTTTAGGTTTCTTTTTGGCGGGTTCTGGTCTTGGGACATAGCAAAGGGCCGCATGCTCCTTGCAATACGGCCCCTGCTTTTTTGCCTTGCCACAAAAAAAGAAATTCTGTGGGTCGCCGTCGTTAATGACAAAGCGACACGACCGGAATGTCAGTTCTAGGAACTTTACAGCCAGTCGTGCCTCCTTTTACGACGCAGATGTGTCGTCAGGATTATCTTTTTTCTTCAAAAAAGAAAGCCCCGCTGGAGATTGTTCATTAGCCAATTGGATTTGGGCCTTCATCTCCACAGCAATATCGCTGAGGTTCTGGGTCTTTGCCATCTGGCCGGCATAAGCCGCAACGGCCGCAATGTTGGAATAAGTCGCATCCGCAGCCGGCGCTTCAGGCATACGAGCCAGTCGATCGGCAAGGGCTACGATGGCTACGTCGTAAGGCGATACATCCCGATTGAGAAGGATGGATGAGATGATCGCGCTGCGGCGGTAAATTTCATCTTCTTGGGCGGAGCGGCCCCCGAGCAAGTTTACCGTTTTGGATGCTTGGCTCAGAATTTCCGTATACGTCGTCATTTATATCTCCATGTTCTCTATAAGTTTGAATTTTCCCTATGTGGGAACTGTTTAACACTATGTCTTCTCTGTCTACCCAAACCCAGATGCCTGAGTCATTTTGCCGTCGATAGAGAAGGCGACCGACAACAAATTCCTGTTCATTTAGAATATTGCAAAACTCATCAATGCTGCTTGATTCATGCTCAATCGTGATCTGATGTACAGAATTTCCGTTAGCTGACGGCATGTTCATCGTAATGAGAAACTTCATTTTTCCCTCCTGACTACTGAGCCATCCATTTTTTTCTTCCACATAGAATTTTTCCCGCCGGGTAATGGGTTTCTCGTTTTCTTAGCGCCAATGTGCCGTTGGTGGATACGTTTGACTTTAGCGATCAGCGGAGCATCAACACGAGCAGTATGGTCCCTATGGCACTTACGGTGAGCCACGAGCCAATTACTATCGTCGTCTCGTCCTCCGGCTTCCAAGGGTATTTCATGTGAAACATCCCAATCCTGACCTGCAACAACCTTGAGGCTGCACATATGACATATACCATTGTGACGGGCAAAGATGTCTGCCCTCATTTTGGCTGTAATTCTGACTCGTTTCATTGGATTGATTTAGTGTTCCAGTAACCAATGCCGTTTGCATCCGCATATTCAATGTTATTGACCAATTGATTTTTAACCATCTCGGCAACTTCAAGAGCGGGTGCTTTTTCATTGGAACAAGTCAAAAGTATTTCTGTCATTGCCATTGCTAGCGTCGTGATAGCGGGGATGGGAAGTAATGGACCGAGAGACAACAGGACAGCCTGTTTCCGTGCTATGATTTCATCAAAATCCTCATGCTCTTCAGGGTTCAGTTTATTCTCTTGTTCTTCAGCCATTTTCCCTCACAATTTCATTTCAGCGCGTTTGGTCGCCTCATGGCTCTGCCACTCAGAGAACCTCATGCGGATATATTCAAGCTGAACTTTAAGCCGTGCAGCCTTTTCACGGGCTTCTACCATTTCTTTGATGTAGGCATGCCAATCCTCAGAAGCCTTGATTATCATCTCAGCTTTGCTGACTGGCATATCCCCCAAACTAGCCATCCTTTTGGCAAGGACGGCACTCTTGGTTTCTTCCAGTATGTTTGCCGCAGAATCGGCATCAACCCACTTCTTGGCTATGATGCGGAATTGCTCTGATAGGGGCAGGTTTTGGTCGATCAAAACGGTATATCCGCGTCTTCAGTTGGTTCTGGTTGAACTTTGCTTGGCGCATCATTCCTTGATTCCTTTGGACGAACGGAAAGAGAAATCCATTTCTCGCCGTCATCTTTTGTCTTGGTCCAACCATTGATCCAAAATTCTTGACCGCTGACCATAATTGATCCCGATAGAGTCGGGTCTGTTTCAGACCGTTTACGGTTATTTTTGAACAAGCTGCCAGAATTATCACGTTTCTCGTATGCCATATTACACCTCTGCATATTGGGTTTGAAGTTTTGATATTTTGATATTCAATTCATCAAGGAATTGGATAACCTCGTTTTCAAGCTGCGTCATCAGAACTTGGTCGGATACGACACGTATAATCTTCATCCTCATATGTTCAGGCAAACGAGGATCGTAAGACACGTAATCGCACCATTTCCGCTCTGTGCATGCCATTTGCCACATCATCTGGGTAACATATTTTTCCGGTATTCTACTCGTTAATAGGAAATCCAGATGTGTAGCTGTATTGGGGCATTTGATCTCAACAAGACCATCGTCCCCTACAAGCCCATCAGGTGATGCGCCTGCATTATCAATAAGAGCATGGGGGACAAAACCCACCTCATTCACAAGGACCCCTTTTGCAGCTTCATAAGCCGCTCTTGCGTGAGGCTCCTGTTCTGTCCCCCATACCATTGCAGCATTCTGGTAGAACTCCCCTTTAGTTCCAGTCAGACGCTCACAAATCAATTCAGCCATGTAATTATCGCGGCTGGTTGAATAGCCAGATTTAGTTTTGGCTACCACATCTGCAACACGCGAGGCGGTAACTTTGCCAAGGCGAGCCGTAAACCATTCTTCTGTGCGTTGTTCCATCACAACTCAACCTTTGTCCATGCAACAATATCCCCACCGTTTCCGGTCATGTCCCAACTCAATTCAGATGGTTTATCAATTTGGGTCATGCCGTCGCTCATTAGCACAGCAATGTTGTCTTTATAGTTTCTAAGCACTTTTGGAATTGTGTTGGTTATATGCGGTTGCCAATGCTGATCGCCTAAAGCCGATAGTCTGGCGTAATTGACCAACCAAAGAAACATGCTTCTCAACCGCTTTAATTCTCTCTCGCGTTTTTCTGACTTTGATAAAGATTTCTTTTTTTTAGACATTACGCAGACTTCCCATCTTTCTCGGCCGCAATCTTTTTCAATTCACTCCGGTAATCTTCAGAAATTGAATTACGCTCGTCAGGTGTCAGGGTTTTCCACCAATTGTTCAAACCGATTGTGCCCTGATTGGCCGCCTCATTGGCAGATGATTTCAATTTATTGCTGATTTCAGGTTGCGCCTTTTTTACTGGTTGCACGGCTACAGGTGTGCGGTCCACAGCGCCATTACCGTCATCATCGTCGGCGGCAATTCCAAGCATGGACATCAATCCGTAACGACGGCCATAGGTGATTCCTGAACCAATCCCATGAGCATCCCATTTGTTTACGGGCATGCGGAGCGTCTCGGCAATGAACTCGCCTGATTTGTGGATGATCATTGTCTCGACCTCAACGGACCCATCCAAAGTGCGCGGCAATTGCACGATCGCCAGATCATTGACGGCAAGCGGTTCCTTGATTGCGGCACGGACGGCGGCGAGGTCTGCGTATCTTGATTTAAAGGCAGGGTTCAGCCCTGTCTTAGTAGCATCATCAATCTGCCCCTGAGCCTTGGCTAAAGCCGTTGCCAATTCAATAATGCTATCGCTCTGTCTCATGTGTATCTCCAATATCAATTTGTGGTGTGATTACCCTAGAGCCTGTTGTTTAGCTTTGTCAATACCAGACTTGACAAAAATATCCACAGGGTACAAAAGAAGGCATGAAACAAAGAAATCCTATTTTAATTGAAGTGTTTGCCTCTTTTGGGTCAGCCACAAAATTAGCTGCCCATTTAGGGATTTCCCGATCGGCGGTGGGTCAGTGGCAGATTGTACCATTGAGGTATCTGCGCGAGATCAGCCGAGTGACAAATATCCCCAAAGCCAAATTGAGGCCGGACCTATATGACGAGTAAGCGCATACCCAAAATCACTAATAAGCTGATCCTCAAATTCTGGCGTTCCAGAATGAATACTGCCGATATAGCTAAAAGGCTTGGCATGACCGAGGCTGAAATTGTGCAAATTTTGGAAAAGGCAAAAAATGAAGAACGTAATAAAAATAGAATTAGAGAGGCCACCGTCCGTCAATCGACTTTGGAGAGCGTCCAAGGGTGGGCAGGTGTATCGGTCGCCAGAGTACGCTTCTTGGAAGAAAAAAGCGGCTTGGGAGATAGCCGCCCAGGCAAAAAGCAAAAAGATAAAGGGGCCCTTCAAATTGGAAATGAGAGTTCAACGTCCCGATAACAGAAAGCGGGATTTAGATAATTTATTTAAGGCTGTCCTTGATGCGCTACAGGCGGCTGGCACGATTGAGAATGATTCTGATTGTCATTGGATCGTGGCAGGGTGGGAAGGCGAGGGTAATCTTTGCACCGTAGAATTATCAAAAATAGGAAAATACAAAGATGACGACAATGACTAAGATTCCATTGAATCAGCAAATAAGCGCAATGGAACTAGAGATTGTTAATACACGAGGGCATTTAGAAAATATCCGCAAGCTAGCAAGCCAGAAAAAATACGACCACACAATGGTGCAATTAGTCGAGGAGCATTTACCGCGCCTTGAGGCAGTATTGAAATCTTTGGAATTTTTGGAAAAAAATCAGGAGAAAATTAAGGAATTATTTGCAAATAAATCTAAGTGATTGATTTTATTACATAATATTTTTTTATATTTTTTTCATTTTCCCTCTTTACATGCCCCGTGGGCATGATATGTTGCTTATACCAAATAGCAAATAGCAAATGGAGATAAACATGAACCTCGCAGATCGTTACTTTGAAGTTAAGCAACAGATTGAAGCTCTTGAGCGCGTCCTCAACGACGTAAAGTCTCAGATCAAAGCTGAAGGCCGTGAATCAATTGAGGGCGACAATGCCATCATCATGCTCACCCTCTCAGAGCGTTCTTCATTGGATACCAAATTGGTCAAGGCTCTTTTGACCGACGAGCAGATTGACGCTTGCACCCGCACGACGCTCGTAGAAACGATCCGCGTCAAAGCAAAAACAGAAGCCTTGGTGTGAGGAGGGAAATATGTATTACCTACTTGATATTTCAGAGAAAAACTTTGGTCGTATCGTTGCAAAGTCGGAGGCTTTGATGACGGTCAACTTCCACCGGAACTTCATGGTCAAAACGCTTCAAGCCGACGAACATGATTTGATGATTGTGGATGTTGGGTATGATGCAATGTTTGCAAGTTTCGGCGTACAGCCTTGGGTCGCCTCATGGGATGGACCAGAAGATACTGATCCTTGGTCGGCGGGTGATACTGAGGAAGAGGCTTTGGACAATTTTATTTACATAATGGAGCGTAACCATGTCTGATTTACCAAAAGAAATTGCCGATATGTGCGGTGTGGTCACCCAACCAGAAAAACCTCGCATGAAAGATCAATTGGAAAATGACCTGAATTTGAAGGTTGAGCAGGACAAAGACGGTATTTTCCGCGTGTCTTACCGAGATGAAAATGTGGGTTGGATTGAGCCCATGCCAAAGAATGCCTATCACCCTGAAAAATATAGGGCTTTAAGCGTTCATGGTCGCCTCGGTTATTTCTGGACGTTAGACATGGCGACAACCTTCCTGATGGAGAATTATTACTAATGTATTTGGGAAAAGACGAAGGCCGAAAGCTGATGGGTGAACTGCTCACAAAGTATGTGACCCTGAATGTTGGCAAGACCTACAAACAGGTTGCTGAGGAACTCGGTGTCCATGAGCGCACGATCTACAAATGGTTGTCTGGCGAGGCTCGGATACCCTACGGCATGGCTAAACTGTTAGAATTGTTGGTCATTCAGAAAAGCGTTTAACATGAATGTCCTTGATCTTTTTTCTGGCATTGGTGGGTTTAGTTTGGGGCTTGAAAGGGCGGGGATGAAAACCGTTGCTTTTTGTGAGATTGATAAAAAGGCTCGTCAAGTTTTGAAAAAGCATTGGCCTGATGTGCCAATTTTTGATGACGTTAAAACTCTGACCAAGGAAAAGTTGGATGAGCAAACCATTACAGTTGATGTTATTTGCGGAGGATTCCCTTGCCAAGACATATCCCTCGCAGGGCAAGGAGCAGGACTTGCAGGTGAACGAAGCGGACTCTGGTTCCAATTCCATCGCCTCATTGAAGAAATTAGACCGTCGTGGGTCATCATTGAAAACGTCTCAGCCCTTCGGTCTAGAGGATTGGATCAAGTTCTCCGGTCGCTCTCTCAGATCGGGTATGATGCGGAGTGGCACTGTATTACCGCTTCCGCCGTTGGTGCGCCTCACCAAAGGGACCGCATCTGGATTGTGGCCTACTCCAACCGCGACGGAGAATGGGCCGGGGATGGATCGGAACAACCCAAGGGGAATACAGCAGGGCAACGCATTAGCGACAGCAGTAGCTTGGGAATCAAAGGGATGGTGGCCAACGCCCTGCGCCAGAGATTGGAAGGACAATGGAAAATCTCCGGCGGAATTAGCGAGGAACAGCAAAACATTAGCGACTCATGCTGGTGGGCAATTGAACCCGCAATGGGTAGAGTGGCTTATGGGATTCCCGGTAGGGTGGACAGACTTAAACAATTAGGAAATGCTGTTGTGCCTCAAATACCGGAATTGATTGGCAAGGCTATAATGGCATGTTAGATTAAAAAATGAGGCCCAAAGGGACGCCAATCCCTCTGGGCCAATAAACGGAACAATCGCGGTGTTCCGGTAAGAACGAGTGAATTATACGTCTCGTTTCTCATCGGATCAACCTATTTCAGGAAGGTTCATCTGATGGCCCCTTGGTTCAGATTATACTGTGAAGTTATTGACGACCCTAAGGTTCAGGAACTCTCTCCTGAAACGTTTCAGGGTTGGATTAACGTGCTTTGCTTGGCTGGAAAGAACAAGGGAGTCCTCCCTTCCATGAAGCACATGATGTTCTCTCTCCGCCGGTCGGAAGCCGAGGTCAAAAAGTTGTTGGCAGAGTTAATCTCTTGTGGGCTTTTGGACAAAAAAGGTGATATAATTCAACCACATAACTGGCAAAATCGGCAATTTATTAGTGACAGTTCTACGGAAAGAGTGAAACGTTTCAGGCAACGTTTCCGTAACGTTTCAGGTAGCGTTTCTGAAACGTTGAATGAAACGGACCAGATACAGATACAGAAACAGATACAGACTGTCTTAAAGAATCCGTTCCAAGAAGAAGTCTAGGTTATCTAGTAAGGCTCTAGGTTAGGTATACGCGCGAGGGCGGCAAGGAGAAACTTGACAATGGATTTACGCAAATATCAAACCGACGCGATCAGCCAACTTAGGCGTTCTCTTGGCACGGGCAAGAAGCGGCCTGTGGTCATGGCTCCGACGGGAGCGGGTAAGACGATCATCGCGGCCTCAATCATCCGCATGGCTCGTGAGAAGGGCAGCAAGGTGATCTTCTGCGTCCCAATGCTGTCGCTGATTGACCAGACGGTCAAAAGGTTTCAGGCGCACGGCATCTGGGACATCGGGGTCATGCAAGGTTTCCATGAGATGACCGACTGGACCCAGCCCGTTCAGGTTTGCTCAATTCAGACCCTTATGCGGCGGAAATTGCCAGAAGCCGATTTGGTTATCATCGACGAATGCCATGTGATGTTCAAATTTTTGGCAGAGTGGGCCAATTACGATGATTGGAAGTCGGTGCCGTTTGTCGGGCTGTCGGCTACGCCTTGGCAAAAGGGCATGGGTAAAATCTGGGACTACCTGATCATCGCTACGACGACCCAACAACTGATCGACATGGGCCACCTGAGCGATTTTAAAGTTTTTGCGCCGGCACACCCAGACCTGAGCGGGGTCAAGACTGTTGCGGGGGATTACGATCTCAAGGGGTTGGGCGCTGCAATGGATCAGGGCGCGTTGGTGGCGGATATTGTTTCAACTTGGTTGGAGCAAGCTGAGAATCGACCAACGGTTTGTTTTGCGGTTAATCGGGTTCACGCCAAACACATCCAAGCCAAGTTTGAGGCAGCTAAGGTTCCCACGGCCTACATGGACGCTTACACGAGATTGGACGAGCGGAACGATATTGTCAGGGACTTTGAGAGCGGCAAGGTCAAGGTCATCTGCAACGTCGGGGTTTTGACCACAGGTTTTGACGCTGATGTGCGGTGTATCATTCTGGCACGGCCTACCAAGTCGGAAATTCTTTACGTCCAGATGATCGGTCGTGGTCTACGCACAGCCAATGGCAAGGACCACTGCCTGGTGCTTGACCACAGCGACACAACCTTGCGTTTAGGGTTTGTTACGGACATTCATCACACGGAACTTGACGACGGGTCCAAGCGTTCTACTCGCAAGGAGAAAACAACTTTGCTCCCCAAGGAATGCTCAAAGTGCGCTTTCCTCAAACCGCCGAGAATGCGTCAGTGCCCAAACTGTGGGTTTGTGGCTGAGGCCGTCGATCGGGTGGAAAACATTTCTGGTGAACTTTACGAGTTGACCCGTGAGAAGCACGCAAAGCCTAAAGATTGGACGATTGAGCAGAAACAGGAGTTCTACTCGGAATTGCTGCTTTACGCCCATCTGAGGGGCTACAAGCGGGGTTGGGCCTATCACGCCTACAAGCATCGGATGGCTGTGGGCCCCGCCAATGTGCTCTTGGAACGGATGGCAAAACATCTCAGCGAGAAGACTGAGGCTTGGATCAGGCACTACCACATCGCCAAGGCTAAGGGACGGGAGCGGTCAAATGTCGTTTATGCAAATTCCCGCTAGGGACCTCGCTCGGGGGCGGTGGCGGATTATCCTGACCTCCTTGGGGATGAACGCTAACTTTTTGGGCAAGAACCGATCGGGTTGCCCCCTTTGTGGCGGCAAGGACAGGTTTAGGTTTGACGACAAAGACGGACACGGAAGTTATTTTTGCAACCAGTGCGGCTCAGGAGACGGATTCATGCTCGCTCAAAAATTTACGGGCCGTCCGTTTGCCGTTATCGCTGACATGGTAAGAAACCTTTTTCAAGAACCGATCCCAGAAGGAAAAACCAAATTGACCCGCAGGGAGGACAGGCAACATACGTATGATCGCATTTGGAACGCCGCACAGCGACCTTCAGAGGGTGGGCCGCTACACGCCTACCAGACAAATAGATTTGGCCGCCCTTGGCCTTCTAATGCAATCCGTGAGGCCATCCAGTTCAAGCATTTGGAGAGCAATTCTGTCTGTGCGGCTCAAATTGCGCGGATCACGGATGCCACGGGACAGTTGGTCAATCTGCACGTGACTTACCTTACAAAGGACGGCAAGAAGGCCGATGTGACCCCGCAGAAGAGGGTTTTGTCGGGCAAGTTGCCTGAAGGGTCAGCGATCAGGATTTGGCCTGCTGCTCGTATCATGGGTATTGCTGAGGGAATTGAGACGGCCATTGCGGCGGCGGTTCTATTCAGGATGCCAGTTTGGGCGGCGATCAACGGTTCTTTACTGGCAAAATGGAACCCGCCTGAGCAAGCGGAGATAATTCATATTTTTGGTGACAATGACGAGAATTTTACGGGTCAGGCCAAGGCGTATGAGTTGGCGCACAAAATTAAATTATTAGGGAAACACGAGGTTCATGTTAAAATCCCACCCCATGCAGGGTGGGACTGGAACGATGTGATGTTGGACAAATTAAAGGCTCACCAAGAGTCGGAAATCCAATCGTCACAAGCTGTTACGATGGAATCATGATCCAAAGCCTTAAAAATGGCATCTACGGCGGGTCCATCTTTAGCGTTGATGGAGAGGACCGTTTCTCCTTCTTCATCAAGAAGGTCGGCAACGATCTTGCCGAAACCGTCGATCTCAGCCCCGCCGACATAGCCACTGGAACGGTCGTCGGATTCTACGTGAAAATCGACAACGACGTACCCCGTGGCGAAATACTCTTTTCCATTGAGGGTGATGGCGATGTCTTTAAAGGTATATTCAATGTCCATGACAGTCTCCTATTTGCTTGATGTGATAATCATATAGTGCCCACAGGGCATGTCAAGTGTAAACTATACAAATCTTGACAAATATTTTTGGGTGCATAGGATCAGGTGCATGAAAGCATGGTTAGTGATATGGTTGCCTTACATCTACATGGGTGTGATGATGTCTTTGGCGACATTGGTTTTGATAGCAAGTTTTGTTGGGGATTACTTACGTTTTCTCCGTGGCAAAAACGATAAAATACATTATAATTCATAGGCTTAGATAAGAATGGCACGTGGTAAAAAGCAAGCAGGCGAGGAGCAGCAACCCCGTACTGTGGGACGGCCTACTCTCTATGATCCATCATACTGCGATCGGGTCTTAGCTATGGGTAAGCAAGGTATGAGCCTTGTTGAGATGGCTTCTGAACTGAATGTCAGTAGGGCTAATCTCTACGATTGGGCAGAGCAGAATCCTGAATTTTCTGCATGTCTTATACGCGCACGCGAGGAGAGCCAGGCATGGTGGGAGAGAACAGGGCGGCTGGGGGTGTTCAAGGGTGACAACGAGATCGACTCTAATTTGTGGTTCAGGAATGTAACCAAGCGGTTCCGCCAAGATTGGGGTGAGCAGAGACAGATAGAGGTAGACTCAGGAGAAATGATTGAGGCCAAGCCGATACCGATTGAGGCGGATAGGCTATCTCCTGAAAAGCGGGAACTTCTGAAGGAACTTTTATTAGAATTGAGAAGTATTGGGGAGGCTGAGAATGGCTAATGACAAACCCAAAAGACCCCTCACAAAAAAAGAGTGGGCAATTAAGGAACGTCTACGGGTAGAGCGGGTTAGAGATTTCTACCGCCCCCGCAAATCAGTTACCTTGCCTCGTTTCTCATGGGACGGGGATAAGGATGACAGGGTTCAGGAGCAAAAGAATAATGGCTGAAGGTAGACATGCCGACCCAGAAACCTTAAACTACATAATAGACCTAAGGAAGAAACTGGCAGAAGCCGAGCGCCAGAGGGATAATGCCCTCAGTTATTTAAAAGCCCTGAATGATGAGCGGAGAGAATTGATTAAAAAGCTGAAGGAAAACGGTCTGGAGGAAGATCGGGACTGTTAGATCAGGGCGGGTTGAGGTATTGGGCGCAAGCCTAACCTTGACAAAGATACCGAGGTAAGGGATATTCAAATAGTGAATTGATATAGGAATATAGATGTCTGAGCAGCACAATAAGTTCTTGGAACGGTTAAGGTCATCAAGCGATGCCGTCTTTGCTGTTGCTTTATGGTTCTTCCATAGGGGCTATTCAGTCCATATCCCTAAAGTAGACTATGCCTCTGACGCTTCCCAATTTGAGGACTATGTGGATGATGGCGATCTTTATGTCACCAAGGTCCACGGCAACCGTCAAAGGATAGAAGTAAAGGGCAAGAAGGGCCTAAACTTCACAGGGTCTCATGACTGGCCCAAGGGCTTCAATGGCATGTTCATGAGCAATGTGGCGGCTTACGAGAGGGCCGATCCAAAGCCTGACGCGTATTTTATTGTCTCGGCTGACCTGAGGTATGCGGCGATTCTCCATGCCAAGACAAAGCCGTTCTGGACGATCAGAAGCGTTCTTTGTAGCAATACGGGGAATTACGAGGATATTTACTCTGCGCCAGTAGAAAAGGCGGTTTTTATCAAATTAGGGGATTGAGATGGATATATTAGGACGGTTGCGTGTTGCTGCGGAATTTAAAAACCGTAGGGAAAAACTTGATAGCCCAAACATTATTCATGAAGCCGCCGACGAGATTGAGCGGTTGCGGGAAGCGTTGCAAAAAATTGCAGACATTGAGCATGAGGATGTTCCTGCGCCAAGAATACCTAATGAAGGTGTAACATGGACTGTTCTGGCGATGGCCGTTGGTCTTGCTGAAAAGGCACTGAAGGAGGGAGAGTGATGGACAATCTGCATTATGTGACGCCTGAAGAGGCAAAAAAGAAAGTCTGCCCGTCATCAATGGGCGGTTTATTGATGGTTCAAAATACTGTTATGGCATCAGAACACGGATGCCTTGGTCCTGATTGTATGGCTTGGCGGTGGGAAATAAAACCAAGCATGTTGATCAACTGGGCGGCAACTAATTTCCAGCCAGAACCGCAACCCAACTGGATCAGGATTGGTGATCATCCATATAAAGATATAATCGACAGAGAATCTGGTCAGTTTATTGAGGGAACTGGCAAAGGCTATTGTGGCATGGTGCGATCATGACTGAATGGGAACCAATAGCGTCTGCTCCTTGGGGGGAATTTGTAATTATTTCTTGGGTGAATAACAAAGGTAATCGGTGCGTTAGCCAATCAATATTGGAATTAAAAAGTATCCATACAGGAAATGACTTTATTGATGAATTAGCTGGTGGTCCTCGCGCATTTTGGAGAGAAACAATTGATGGTGATGTTTTAGACGTAAAGCCAACCCATTGGATGCCATTACCGGAGCCGCCGAAATGAAGCGCACAGTCATCGCCGCCATGTTGGTCGCTACACCCGCCGCCGCAAAGGACTCAGTCCTATCCTGCTTCTCCCAAGACAACAAAGATCACATCGCCATTGTCGGGGATGGTGGGGATGCCCGCATACAATGGAACGGGGGCAAGTTCTTCACAGGCACCGCCGCCATAGAAGACGACCGCTATCTGATCGTAAAGCAGTTTGGTAACAAAGGCACCTTCCGCCTCGTATATGATACGACAAGTGGGTTAGCCTACGGAGGCACTATATTCTACGACGGCAAGAAATCGGAAACCTATTGGAACTGTGTCTGGCAATAACAATGATGTTACAATTAAATCCCCCAATTCCGGTCTGGACACCAAAGGGTAGGGCTTTGGCGCAAATTCTGATAGACTACGGGGCAGAACACCATCTGCTTTGGGTGTGCTTTCAGGATGATGGGCAGTGCTGGACATGGGAAAATCCGCAGATCAGGGCCGAGACAAATCTAACCTTCCAACGGAACGTCACCGTTCCAGAAGGGTGGCAAAAGTCGTGAAAGATCAGAAAGTAGGGGGCGGTTGGCATTGGTCCTTTGGATGGCTGCGTCGTCCAGAGTGCGATAACCATTACGGCTATTGCTACGAGGAGCCATCGGGCGACCTGATTTACACCAACCGTAAGGACCACCAGCACATAGCTTATTTGGACAAGTGGAAGGATGGGGAGACGGGCGAGTTCTTCTGCTCGTTTAACCAGATGAGAACAGGCCAAAATTTGATTTTGCATGGCCGCAGAAAGATACCGTCCCAAAAGATAAAGCCATGAGGAATTTCTTTTTCACGGGCCCAAATGGAGAAAAGATCGCAATCAACCCGACCATCAATCGGGCTGAGAAGGGCGAGTGCGAGGAGGATTTGTACACCTTTTTGCGGTACGGATGGCGGTTCATAGATCCAAGCCCGTTTGTTGAAGGGGCACCAATACAGGCAGTAGCCGAGCATCTTCAGGCTGTGGTTGATGGGGACATCAGAAGGCTGATCATCAACATCCCACCCCGTATGGGCAAGTCATCCATAACCTCGGTGGCCTTTCCCGCATGGACATGGATACAGAGAAATGCGAGCCCGACATCGGGGCCTGGCGTTCAGTTCCTCCATGCGTCCTATGCCCAAAGCCTCGCTCTGAGAGATAGCGTGAGATGCCGACGCTTGATTGAGAGCCCGTTCTATCAGGGTTTCTGGGGCGATGATTTCAAGCTGACGGGCGACCAGAACACCAAGACGAGGTTTGATAATAATAAGGGCGGATCACGCCTATCGACCTCGGTCGGTTCAGCCCTGACGGGTGAAGGCGGCAATATCATTGTGGTTGATGATCCCAATGCGGCTCAGGAAGCCTTTAGCGAGGCGACAATCAATAGCACGATTGAGTGGTGGGACAGTGCTCTGTCCACCCGTCTGAATGATCCGAGATCAGGTGCCTTTGTGGTGATTCAGCAAAGACTGTCAGAAGAAGACCTGACGGGGCATATCCTGAGTAAGGACACGGGGGAATGGACCCATCTGTGCTTGCCGATGAAATTTGAAAAGGACCGATCGTTCAAGACTGTCATCGGTTGGGAAGACTGGCGTGAGGAAGAAGGTGAACTTCTCTGGCCGGAACGGTTTGGCGAGCGGGAAGTGACAATCCTTGAAAAGCAGCTTGGCCCATTTGCGGCGGCTGGTCAGCTTCAACAAAGACCTGAACCAAAGGGCGGTGGTATTATCAAGCGCGATTGGTGGCAGTTATGGGATCAGGAAAACTTTCCTCCCATTGAATATATCGTGGCAAGCCTTGATACGGCGTTTACGACTAAGACAGAAAACGACTTCTCGGCCATGACGGTGTGGGGCATTTTCTCTGGCGGGGATAACAAAGCGGTTGCGACGCGGGTCGCCTCAAAGAGCGGTTCTTATACCATTACAGAAGTGACCAGAACCTACAGCGAGGAGCATCCCAAAGCGATCCTCATGTATGCGTGGCAAGACCGATTGGAGTTCCATGATCTTGTGAAGAAGATTGCGGAGACGATGAAGAACTTGAAGGTCGATAAGCTGCTTGTTGAAAACAAGGCATCGGGTCCGAGCATCATTCAGGAATTGAAACGGATTTATAACCATCTGCCTTTTGCTGTGGAGCCAATCGACATTGCCAGAACAAGCGCCCATGCAGGGGTAGACAAGGTAAGCCGTGCCCATGCAGTGGTGCCTTTGTTTGCCGGCGGATTGGTTTACGCTCCCGATCGCTCGTGGTCGGATATGGTGATTACGCAATGCACCACATTCCCTCGTGGCAAGCATGACGATTTGGTCGATACAGTTACAATGGCTCTCCAATATATGAGAAGGTCAGGCCTGATTATCCGGGGCGAGGAATGGACTGCCGACATAGAAAAGGGAATGGAATTTACAGGTTCCGCTCCACCTCCCCTTTACGCAGTGTAAAGGTTGGGCTATACATTCCTTTACAAATAGGGGATGGATATGAAACACGATAACTGGCGTAATTATACGATAGATGATCTTGATCTGGTATTCATGCACCCAGACAACAAAGACTATGAAAAAACCTACAAAGTAAAGTTGTATAATTATATGTTTTTTAACTGCATGACAGTTGGTGAGATGGTCGATCAAGGACCTGCGGTTTGGTTAAGAGAAAGATCGGTCGGGCGTAAAACTGTTAACACGTTCATAGAAATTATAAATAATTTCATTGGCGAGAAGATTTTTAAATCAGCGCAATTGAATCCTGAGCAGAAGAATAATAGTGAACCAACGCCTGCAATGCTTAGAAGGCTAGAGGAGAGCAAGAAGAAGCGTGCGGCTGTTTATAAAATGAGATTTGAAAATGATTTATCTTGGAAGGAAATTGGCAAGTTTTTTGGGGTATCGGCATCAGTAGTTAAAAATTGGGATAAACGTCATAGGAAAGAAAACAATCTACCAGCCAAGCATGTGGACAATCTTAATCTTCAATTGGTTGAAGCCCGTAAGGAACTAAATCAACTTCATGAAGATATGTATCTTCTTGTGCATTATCTCAAAAACCAAGGGCATCATGAAATAGCGCAAATAATACATACTCGCCTGATTAACGGTCGTGGGTCATAGTAAACAGGTATCAAATGACAGCCCCAAATATAATCCACTTTATCTATCCGGTTTGGCACAACACCAGACCGCTATCTTTTATGAACTACATTGCCGTTAAGCGGGCAAAAGAGATTCATAAGCCTGATGTAATCAAGTTTTGGATAAACAAAGAACCAATGCCGTCGCCCTATTGGGCAGCCATTGAGGGATTGGTTGAGATCAATACCATTCCAATGGATGGAGAATTTCAGGGGGTAAAGATTGAATACCCTCAGCTTCAATCCGATGTAACGCGCCTTGAGATACTGCACCGCGAGGGCGGCATTTACATGGACACGGATATGTTTTTGTTAAAGGACCTGTCCGGTTACATGGATGATGACTTTTCCATGTGCCTTGAGCCATCAGATGATTCAGCTTGTAATGCGTTGCTGATTTCCAAAGCGGGGTCTGACTTTACAGGCTTGTGGCTAGATCAAATGGCGGAGGCTTTGCAGAACAAGGTCTGGGCTTATGGCGGCGTAATTATGCCTTTTAGACTGTATCAAGAGCGGCCTGATCTTGTGATGATGCACTCAAGTGATCACTTTTGCCCCTTTGGATTGGACAAGGATTGGCTGTTTTCCACTGATCCCAACATAATCAATGAGGCGGAAGAGTTGATACAGAAGTCAACTGCGGTTCATGGGTTTGAGACATTCTTTAGGAATACCCGACCAGAAGTAAGCGGCGCGTGGTGCCGAGAAAACGACTCTTTATTTAGTCGTATTGTTCATGGAGCATATGATGGCTAAAGGCGTAGTGATGACCCGTTGGATACAACGTGGCGGTAGTGTTTGGCGTGACTTCAAAGGTTGGTCTGTTACCTTTGACAGCCGCGACTTTTTTGACCCGATCAGGATTGTAAATAAAGAGAATACGTCTGAAGCAATCAGCCTGTCGCTAGAAGACGCTGACCAGTTGGTTGATTTTATTAAAGAAGCTAAAAAAGCCTACGCCAAACATCTGCGATATGAGGTGCATCCTTTCTATCCGTTTGGCGAGGAAACAGAGGAAAGTGAATCATGAAAATTAGATATGTTGGCGATTTAAGCCGATCTGATGCCTCATGTTTGCACTCTTTTGGGATCGGGGCAGATAGCATCTTGGAGTTTGGATCAGGGGCAAGCACTCAGATATTTGCCCAATGCAATCCAAGATATTTGGTATCGGTAGAAACCAATACTTATTGGGTTGAGGCCACCAAACAAAACCTTGATGCGCTCAATCTGAGCAAATACGTCCAATTTGCCGATTTTGATAATTTCCCCTCCTTTCCATACAAAGTCATTTTTGTGGATGGGATATGGGAGAAGCGGGCAGAGTTTGCCATGAAGGCATGGCCGATGCTTGCCGAGGACGGCGTAATGATCTTCCATGATACACGGCGGTCATTTGACGTTGAGAATGTCTGCCTGATCCTCAAGAACCACTGGTCAGAAATAACCAATATCAGCGTGAATTATACGCCAGTGACGGAAAAGAAACCGTCCAATTGCACAGTGATCCGTAAAGGCCCCAAACTGGCATATGAGAATTGGAACGAGGTTGAGGGCAAAGAGCCGTGGATGTGGGGGCAAGGTAAACCTTCACAAGTCTCTCTTTGGCCGACTGTTTAATTGGCTTTTTGTTTATGTTACACATAGGGTGACTGAAAGAGGTTCTCATGCCGCCCGTATTAGCCAATGCTGTCGTTGATGTTATCAAGCCTGCCACCCCTGTAACGCTTGGGGTTTTCAAGGTAGAAGTGTGGGGTAGAGAGCCTCACGACTACACGCGCATCTATGAAATTTCAGCAAAAAACGATACAATGGCAGCGCAACAGGGGATTGACCGCTTCGTCCGAGAGATGGAGCGGCTTGCTCAATAAGGAATAACTCATGCCAACGCCCGGTCTTGTCCCAGCCAATTTGCGCCTCGCACAAGAGGAAGAACCGACTTTGGAGCAAGGCGGGGAAGACATTGTCATCCAGATTGATGATGGTGAAGATCAAAATGAAACCGACGAGAAGGGCAATATCCTCAGGATTGAGCATCCCGACGGCTCGGTAAGCATTTCTCTGGATGGGAAACCCGTTCAAAGCGGCCAATCGGAAGCAGAAAAGGCCCGTGATTGGTTCCGTAACCTCGTTGACGAGATTGATTCAGGCGAGTTGACCCGCATCAGCGGTGATTTGTTGCGTGGTATTGAGGACGATATTCAGTCCCGTCAGGAATGGATTGACGATCGGGCACAAGGTATCAAGCTGCTCGGCCTGAAGATTGAGATTCCTGGCACTCAAGGAGCACCAGACGGCGCACCGATTGAAGGCATGTCCAAGGTCCGTCATCCCTTGTTGTTGGAAGCGGTTCTTAGGTTCCAAGCCAATGCAAGATCAGAACTTTTACCGACCGACGGGCCTGTAAAAACCCGCATTGACTCGGTTACGACAACGCCGGCACAGCAAGCATTGGCCGATGCTTTGGAAAAAGACCTGAATCATTACCTGACGGTGACGGCATCCGAGTATTATCCTGACACTGACCGCATGTTGTTCATGCTTGGCTTTGGCGGAACGGCGTTCAAGAAGGTTTATTACTGCCCATTGCGTAATCGGCCTGTCAGTGAGTCAATTGATGCTGACGATTTGATTGTAAACAACTCGGCAACAGACCTGAAAAACGCAAAACGTGTCACTCACCGCGTTAGAATGCGCCCTTCCACGGTAAAAAGGCTTCAAATTCTCGGTGTTTACCGTGATGTTGAACTTTCCACGCCAAATCCGGTCGATTTGGATGCCGTTCAGCGTGAAAAAAACGCCCAACAAGGCATTTCTGCCGACCAATTCCACCCAGATGACCGTGATCGTGAGATTTATGAGTGCTATTGCGAGTTGGACATCGGCGGATTTGAGCACAAATGGAAGGGTAAGGAGACGGGGCTTGAGATTCCTTACCGTGTAACGATTGATGTGTCGTCAAAAGAGATTTTGTCGATCGTCAGGAACTATGACGAGGACACGGAAGAACTTCCTGAGGCCCGTCAGAACTTTGTAAAGTACACTTTTGTTCCGGGTATGGGCTTTTTGGACATCGGATTGCTTCATATCCTTGGAAACACGACGAATGCGGTCACAGCGGCATGGCGCGAGATGCTGGACGCAGGGATGTTTGCCAACTTCCCCGGCTTTCTTATGGCAGACACGGGAGCGCGTCAAAACACCAACATCTTCCGCGTTCCTCCCGGCGGGGGTGCTTTGGTAAAGACGGGTGGCTTGCCTATCAGTCAGGCAATTATGCCCCTTCCGTATAAAGAGCCGGGGGCTTCTTTGATGAGCCTCGTACAAAACATCGCTGAAACAGGCCAACGTGTCGGTGGCACGGCTGAAATTCAGGTCGGTGAAGGCCGTCAGGATGCTCCAGTTGGTACGACTTTGGCGCTTATTGAACAGGCGACCAAGGTTTTGAATGCAGTGCATAAACGGATGCACGCTGCTCAGGCAGAAGAATTTCAATTGTTGGCACGGTGCTTCAGAGAGCATCCTGATAGCTTCTGGCAGAGACAGCGGAAACCATCTTATCCGTGGAGCGAGGAACTGTTCACGACAGCATTGGCCGACGTGGATATTGTCCCTCAGGCTGACCCCAATACGGCAAGTCATACCCAGAGAATCATGCGGGTAGCGGCTTTGAAACAATTGCAGTCGGCTAATCCAACTCAATATGACGGCATGGCAATCGACCGTGAAGCATTGTTGGCCTTGGGATGGTCTTACCCAGAACAATTCTTTGTGCCGCCAGATCAGCAATTGCAGAACACAATGAACTCGCCAGAAGCTATGGTCGAGATGGGCAAGTTTAAGAATGACCAGACACGGGCAGAGGCAGCCATGATCTCGGCTCAAGCTCGTGCGGCAGAGGTACAGAAGAACATGGGCCAAGGCCCTGATCTTGGAAAGGGAATGGTTGAGCAGGCTCGTGCGCGGGCCGATTTGATGAACGCCCAAACCAAAATGCAAGAGACAGCAATCAAGGCTCAGAGCGAGGCTGCCAAGTTGCAGATTGAACGTGATCGGGCATCGGCTGAAAACCTGAATACCCACGTCAATAGCATGGCAACACGGGACAAGATGCTGACGGAAGCACAGAAGTTGCAGATGGAAAAGGATCGGTTACAGGCCGATGCTATTCTGGCGGCTAAAGAACTTCATGCCAAGGCTGCTGACCGTGCCATGAAAGAACGCATCCAATTGGTTGATTTGGCTCAGAACTTGGCTGTTCATCCAATGAGTGCTGAACTGGTTGCTCCTTTGGTCGGCCCTGCCTTGCGGGAAGTCCATGAGCAAGAAGTTGAAGATAAGGACAACATCTAATGTCTTTTGAAGCCCGCAATGCTTTGATGCTTGCCAAGAAGTTCCTTGATAAAGCGGCTGAGTACAAGAAGGTTGCTCAAAAGGCAGAAGGCGGTGAGGTAAATGACTTGCCTCAAACGCCTCAGAGACGGCAATTTTCAATAGCATCTCAAGCTGAACCAATGTCTGACATCCCAACTGAGATGCCAAAATCAGACGTATCAAACCCATCAACAATGTCATTGGCTACAGCTTTTGACAATGCTATTTCACATCATCTTAGTTTGTCTCGTGGCGACAGAATTTTAAATTCTAAAGAAGCTATTAAAAGACTAGCTCCTCATGTTGGAATGAGAAAAGACAATACACTCGTGCCTTTGTTAGGGAAAAATGAAAAATTATTAAAAACTGAAACAGGCTATAAAGGTGAAGAGCCAGTAACATGGCACGACGGTCGTGGCATTGAAGCGGCGGGTCTTGCGCTTTCTCCGTCATTTGAAGTAAAAAACTTTAATACTTGCCCAAATTCTGCATCATGCAAAGATGAGTGTCTTGGAAAAACAAGTGGCAACTATTTTAAAGTTGGCGGTGGGCGTGATCTTTCAGAATTTAAAGGTCCACGCCTTAATTCATTAAACAAAACTTTAGCAATGATAAACGAGCCAGAAGCATTTGCTACTAGGCTTTATGATGAAATAGCTGCAAAAAAACGTGAAGCCGAAATGAACGGTAACATTCTCGGCGTAAGACTTAATGTTTTGTCTGATATAAATCCGCGTGTTAATCAGGCAATTATTAAAGCATTCCCAGATGTAGCTTTTTATGACTACACAAAAATGGCTTATAAGCCTGTTGCCGACAACCATCATTACACATATTCTTCAACGGGCGTTTCTCAACCTGACGTTACAAATTACAATTCAAATTGGAAACGTATGAGAAAAATGCTTGAAAATGGTGAAAATGTCGCAATGGCATTCACAGATATTGAGCATTTGCCAAAGAATGTTTTTGATGAAGAAACAGGTAAAAGATACCGAGTTGTCAACGGTGATACGCACGATTTTAGACCACTAGACCGCGTTCCTGATGGTGAAGATGGTGTGATTGTTGGCCTTAAAAATAAAAAAGGATTTGGTTCAAAATCAGATGCTCATAAAGAGTCTGGAGGATTTTTTGTTAAATATGACCCCGGCAGAATAATGACTCCAAAGGGGACTTATGAAAGAGAGCCTTCAACTAAAATTGGCCCATCTGGTAAGCCTAAATTGGGAACAACAAAAATTACCAATGACGAGGTAAAAATCATGCCTCAAATAAAACATCAAATCCCGATGACAAATGATGGCACAAAAGAAGGGGAAATATAATGAAATCTAATAGGCCAAAGTTAAAAGCAAATTATTTTTATTCTCAGTTTCATAATGAGGATAAACCTCATCACCACAGTTTGGATCATCAAACAAATGAATGGTGGGATATGTATGAAGATGTCCCCCATTCTAAGGAAGAAATTTCTTTTGCCCGTGGCGGAGACGTAATGCACACCCGCAAGGTTCCAAAACCCCATGTTCCTGTGGTTGGGGAAAAGGAACATAAGTCCCATCACCCTGCTATGATGATACCCGGCATCCATGTTGTTGGAGCAATCCACGGCATCCCTACTTTCACGGGGAAGAAGTGATGGAAGAAGATGATCATTCCCGTCAAAAGGCAGAAGGTGGCGGCATCACCGTTTCCCCTCAAATTGACATGGATGTTGACCATAAAAATGGGAAACTGATTGCTAAGGCAATTGACGATTGGAATAACCCAATAGGCCACGCCACATTCAATATTGGTGATAATAATGAATTAGACCCACAACATGTTGAGGTAAATGAAAAGCACCGCAAAAGTGGTGTTGCTAAAAAAATTTACGACCATGTAGCATCGCATGGATATAAAATTATCAGAAGTAGTGATCAGACAGATTCTGGCGATGCTTTTTGGAATAAACATCAAGGCATTAATAGTAAATTTTGGCGCACTCAAAAGGACAATGGAGGCGGCATCACCGCCTACCACGGTTCTCCCCATGAGTTTGACCAGTTTGACACGTCCAAGATCGGCACGGGCGAAGGCGCGCAGTCTTACGGGCATGGGCTGTATTTTGCTGAAGCGGAGCCTGTAGCAAAGGGATACCGCGACCGTCTTGGTGAAGAACGTGAAACAAATGGGGAAACAATAGCCGACCAATTTGTTATTCAACCATATTTTTATAAAGATATGAGCGGCGATGAAGTTGATGAAAATATGAATAAAGCGGCTGATTATGCTGAACATACAATTTTAGACAAAGGAAAAATGAAATACGTTTTTGAAGATGGCTCTATGCTTATCCATGATGATGATGAGGTAAGAGCGGTTCAAAAACATCCCGGTCACATGTATGAGGTTAGCATCAACGCACATCCAGATCATTTTCTGGATTGGGATAAGCCGTTGAGTGAGCAAGGTGGGGCAAAAAGATTTTTAAGTTTGCCTGACTTTGCGCGTCCCTTAGATGATGCTGAAGCAGAAAATATTACGGGCCAAAGGCTTTATCAACGCCTTGAAAATAAACTAGGTCAAGAAAAAGCATCTGCGGTACTCCATTCATCAGGTCTAAAAGGCATCAAATACCTTGATGCCTCTAGCCGCAAAGAAGGCGAAGGCTCCCGCAACTACGTTGTCTTTGACCATAACGATGTAAACATCAAACGCCGCTATGAGCAAGGTGGCCGTGTTGGATACGATGACGGCGGTGATGTGCGTTTAGGTGATACTCCGAGAGAAGCGATGGCAGAAGCGGCTCGGCCATCTGCTATGGAATCATCAGGCCCCGCTGAAACTGCAAGCGTCAGTTCTTCTTTCCCCGGCGGTGGGAATGATGGCTATTCTGTGAGAGGCGGTGATACACCGGGCTTTGGCACAGGTATGGGCTTTGCATCACCGTCAATTGGTGGCGGTGGTGGATATGGTTCTTATGGTGGATTTGCCGCTCCAGAAACAATTGCTCAAAGGAAAACGGAAGAATCTGGCGCAACGCCAGAAACGCAAAACTTTTATGCCAAGGCCATAGATCAGGCGATCAATATTCCCACGGTAGGAACAACATCATTTGATCAAAAGAGCCTTTTGCCAAGTGGTTTCCCACCCGTATCGCCACCTAAAACATTTTGGGGTGGAGAACCGCAAGTTCCGGGGGCATCTCAAGAATATTTTAACAAGCTGACTAATCAGGTTGGAACGCAACCGGGCGGATTGCCGACTGATGTTTATACAGGTGTTCCGTCGTTTACTCGTTTTACTGGAACGGAAATGCCTTCAGCGGCTGAGGTTGGGTCGCCATTATTCAAGCCAGAAACAACAGAACAAGCATTTGCTCGGATGGATCAACCATCAGATGCGCCATATCTTAACCGTTCATTTGCCCAAGCTAATTTGCCATTTACGCCAAAACTCTCACAAGACACGCTGACCCAGATCGCAATGGCCGCTCCGCCAAAAGCTGGCGTTCCAGAAGTCCAAATGGCGTCAATATTTACTCAGCCTCAACGGCCTATAACACCTACGCCAATGCCTGATGTTACGGCTTTCACTCAGCCGCAAAGGCCAATTACGCCAACTCCGATGCCAGATGTGACTGCATTTACGCAACCACAGCGGCCAATTACTCCTACTCCGCCATCAGCGACGCAAGTACAGGTTGCTTCAGCCCCACCTGTGCCAAGACCTCCGGCAGATATTCCGTCAACGGAACAAGACGCATTAGTGTTGTCGGGACGTAAATTATTTCAACCACCGGCAGCGGTGCCGATGCCTCCAATCCCCGATCGGGACCTTGGGGCAGGCAATTTCTTAGATAAGATTTTGAAGCCGTTTGGGATGGATACCAACTCGTGGTTGGACAATAAATCCCAATCCTATGTCAATCAGGGCATCAATCCGAGCGAGGCTTATACCAAGGCGTCCTATGATTTGCGCGATTTGCAGATGGGCCTGAAAGGTCGTGGCGGCCAAGGCGCTAAAATCATCAAGAAACTTATGCCTGATGGAACGTATCAGGATACATGGGTGGATTATGCTTCTGGTGGGAAGGTCGGTTCTTACCCATTGAAAAATAAGCATGAAGGCAAGACTGAGGAGATGTCGCCTCAGGAGTATCTTGAACAGTCACCTCGCATGAAGATGGACCCCAAAGATTCTAAAAAAGTCGATAAGTTTAAAAAGAAAATTAAGAAGGGCAAAAAGATCGGAGCGCCCAAATTATTACCTAACCACATGGCTGACGGAAGGCATCGGGCAACTGCGGCTATGGAGTTGGGAATTAAGAAAATTCCCGTTTTGAATTACCGGAAACGGGATGGTGGGGCTATCGTAGATCGTGCGCTTATGCTAATTTCTAAGAAGGCTTGAGGCTGCCCAAGCCCCTTTAGGCAGCCATCGGGGACGCCCGATAACCTAGCTAGGAGTGAATATGTCCGAGATCGCCAAAAAGGCCAGAGAGGCCATGAAGGCAAAGGCTAAGGCCCGTGCCGATCGTCCTATTGAAAAAGTCGATTCGTCTGATTGGACCCCTCCCCCGCTTTTGAACGCGGATGTGAAGACGGGTATGCGTCCGGTGTCGCGTCGTGCTTATCGCAAGGGTGGCAAGGTTTCTGGCGTTGCGGCTAAGGTTAGAGCGGATCGCAAGCCCCGTAAGGCAGGCGGCTCGACGGAACAGCCTATCGTGGATCGGTACGTCAACCGTGATCTCAAGAAGGCCAATGAATACCGTGATGGCAAGAAGCATATCGGTGGGTTCAAGCATGGCGGTCGTCCCCATAAGCAAGTTGGCGGCGGCGCACCAATGGACATGGGCTCAATGGATGATTTGACGCCGTATCAGCGTCAGATGGTTTCAAAAGGCCTTGATCCATTCCAAGATGAACGCCCCTCAACGATGGTCATTAAGAAGACTACAGTTGTCGCTCCCCGTGGTGGCGCACCTGCAAAGGGTGACAAGGTTCCCCTTCCCCCTCGCCGTCCAGACGATTTGATGAAAAAGGGCGGTCGCGCCAAAAGGGCTGATGGCGGTCCTATGATTGACCCTCGCCTTGGTATCGTTGACCCACGCGCTCTCAAGTTTGCTCAAAATGTCGTGACACCGGGCCTTAAAAAGGGCGGTAAGGTCAGTCACATGGAATGGGAACATTCCAAGAAGGATTTAGCTGAAGACCGCAAACTTGCTAAAAAGCATGGCATGAGCCTTGAGGCTTGGGAAAAGTCATCATTGGACGCCAAGCACGATAAGCAACAGTCCATGAAGGGCTTGAAGCACGGTGGACGCACCAAGAAGCAAGACGGCGGTGGCGTATTTACCGGCCCTAGCTATCCCGGCAAGATTCCCGGCGTTGTTCCGGGTGGCCGTATCGCCAAGAAAAAAGGCGGTAGCACCAAGTCAAAGAAGGGTGGCCACGTAAACATCAGCATCAATGTTGGTGGCAAGAAAATGCCACAAGATCAGCAAGATCAAATGATGCAAGGCCAGATGATGCCTCCGCCCCCACCCCCTCCGGCAATGATGCCTCAGGGTGGACCTCCTATGCCTCCTCCCGGCTTGATGCCTCCTCCGGGCATGCCTCCAATGGGCATGTATAAAGGTGGTCGCATACGCAAAGAGGTTGGCGGTGCTTCAACTACCGCACCCGCAACAACCGCACCCGTTGCTTCTGGAACGGCGGCACCTGCGGCATCCACAATGCCTTCATGGGTTTCTCAATTAGGCCCAGCCGCATTGCCAATGTTCCAAGCGGCTAATCTACCGACATCCTTTATGCCTCGACCTACAACGCCTGCGCCTACAGCGCCGGCTCCGACAGCGGCTCCCGCCCCTGCGGCAACGACCACAGCGGCAGCTGCCCCTGCAACCAATCAGGGCATTACTCTGGATTCAAGGCAGCAAAAGAAACTAGCTAAGTTCCAACAAGACGCTCAAAAATTCATGCAAAAGGTTCAATCGGGTCAAAAAGAGCCCAATCAAAAAGAACTTTCCAGATTGATGAAGTCTTATTCTAAGACTGGCTTGCCTTTGACGATCCCTGGTCAGTCGCAAGCTGCCGCATCAAGCGACAAGCCGACTTGGGCAATGAAGAAGGGCGGCCGTATTAAAAAGGCATTTGGCGGCGCATTTGGCGGTGCAATGGGCGCGCCTACATCAAATGCCATGATGACACCAATGGGTGGTCGTTCTATTCCAATGCAAGCAATGGATGTTGGTCGCGG